CTCTTCCGATCTAGATGCAAGCACCCCGATGATGCCCTATAAAATAAAAGATTCCTTCCATATAGCCCCGTGGCATGTGCTATGGGCAGGGGGTGGCTGTGGTCTATCACTCTATACCCTTTAGCTCGTTGTAGGCTCTCACAATCGGCTCTGCTTCGCGTATAAACTGTTCACGCAGCTCAGCATCCTGACTGATGTACTTTGATCCGCGATTGCCTAGCCACTGGCAGGCTTTAATGACAGGCCATAAGAACGGCTTCGGGTCGGCGGGCACGCTGGCCGTGATGGGATCCGGTAGCATTCCGATCCTTAGATAAGTCTGACGCATCTCACCTGCATCAGCCTGGCCTGACGTTAGTTTATGCTGAGCAGCGGCCACCTTCTCATAGCGCCGACCAACCTCCTCAGTAATCCCTGCCTGCTCGCACAGATCCCTCACGTCCTCGCCTTCTGTCCTGGCCTGTTGGATAATCGTGCCAGCCTCAGCCGCCAGCCCGATGGTCTTGCCCACCAGCTCCAACGCCTTGTCGCGTGTGTCGTTTAGTTTAGTGACGATTGCTTTCAGCTTCATTTCTTTATGCCTTTCTTTAATGCGGCCATGTTGAATTTTGGAGCCTCACGCCGCCGCTGTGCGTGTACTCTGTACGCCCGCTTACGATAGGACTCTCTGGCCTTATCGCTTTTCTGTGATCGCGACCGGATTCCAAGCCGGTCATAAACTTCTGTCACCTGCTTGCTGATCGCCTGCTTCGTCACGCCATACCGCTTGGCCACGGCCGTCATGGACTCCGGCGACTTGTTCAGCGCTATGTTCAGCACGGCATGGCCCAGCGTATCTGTCCGGTTCGCCATCGCCGGGTGATCAGGTGCCTTCGCCATCAGGTACTCTATTACTTTTGTGGTAGTGAAAGCTGTGCTTGTGGTGACCGTGATCTTGAGCTCGGAATAGGCCTCAAACACCAAATCGGACAGTGAATCCATGGCCATCGCCGGGTGCTGAAAGTTGGCGGGTATTTTTTCGATGATTTCTGCGCTGTTTATGATCACCGGAAATACCCCCTATGGATGGTCAATGGATGGAAATTATGAACCCTATCGATGGATATTCCCTTAAAGGGGGAATATCCATCCATAGGAGTTCGACCAATTTCCGGTGATAGAAAAACAATAAGTGGTGATAGGTTTTTTGGGGTCATTTTTGATCCTCGTTTAATACGTATTTTTTGGCCTTTTCTGTGCCTATATTTTTGATCAAACCTTCGATTTCCCATGCCGCTGTCAGATCCCTGCTTTTTGTGTGACCGATCTTCGATTTGTTGCGGATTAGACTTTGCAGATCGCCAGCGCTTATCCCTTTTGAGATAGAACTGCGATAATCATCAAAGTTGACCACAATCTCCGGCCGGCCTGCCGTTTTCCGCTCCGGTTCATCGGCCCCAATCCACGCCAGCCCAACATCGCTGTGTCGTAGATTCACGTAAGGCTGAATGGCAGTTTGCGCCACAATGCCCCCAGAATTGAGATTTGACCGCTTCCCGCGCTTGGTTACCTCTAAGCGGTAAACGTTGCGCTGTTCGGCATCCTGACCGCTTGGCGCTAGGGTTAAAACGCTTCTGGCCCAGTTGGTCAGCTCGGACGATCCAAAGCCGCTGTACGCCTTGTCGTGCCCCTGATACCCGTTGCCCTCTTTCGTCGGCTTTGGCGTATGGTGAATGAGCATCCACGCAAATCCGGCCGACAGCGACAGCGGGTTCAGCATCGTGCGTAGGAACTCGCTGGCCGTCTCCTGGCTTGATAGATCTCCGCCGATAAACGCCAGCAGCGGATCCACCCACACCAGATCCACCTTGTATTTTTCCACAAGGCGCCGGACACGATCGACGAACTTCTCGCCGGTGGACGTGCAGTCCCGAACAATAATCACGTTTTTCTTCACCAGCTCGATCTCTTCTGGCGTCAGGTTCATAGCTTTCAAAACGCCCTGAATCGCCTCCGCCACGTCCCCCTCGTCGTTCTCGGCCTGAATGATCAGCGACTTCAGCCCGTTTCCGTGCGGGTTAATGCCAAAGAATGCACGACCGATCGCCCAGGTGATTGCGGCCTGCGCACACAGGACAGACTTTCCAAGCCCGCTGGATCCAACCCACAGCGCCGATCCGCCCCGGCAGATCCACCGCTTGCCAAGCAGTTGGGTCGGATCTTCGGTCTCTTTGAAATTGAGCAGGTCGTCCCACTTGTACGGCTCGGGGATGTCGCCAAACAGGATCCGCTCCTTCCATTCTAGGAATGAGATTTTAGGCGTTCCGCATTCAACCAAGTCCTGCCGCTGGCCGGTGGCCGTCCGCATCGCCCCGGGCAAGCGTGACAGGCGCCCCGCGTCCTTATTCGCCGGATCCGGTTTGGAATGTTCGAGATGATTGTAAATGAATTCGACGCGTTCCTTGAATTCCTCCTGCGTTGTCGCATCGATCCGCACCCACGCGTGCAGACTGCGTGATCCGCTTTTAATGATGCAGGTGGTAGGAAGTCCGCTCTTTTTAATAATCTTCCACTGCTCATCCATCGTCGATTCATCGAATTCAATCAAGCAGTGCCTCCATTTCACCACGTGCTCCGATTTGCGGCCTTTCCCGTTGTTCGGATTGATCGACGCATACACTCCCACGGCGTTCCCCTGCCATTCCTTCAGCCCTTCGCCTTTGAAAAGCTCGAGCCATTCCTCTCGGGTGCGGGTTTCCCCAGATCCGTCTGGGCGCTCGCGGTCATCGTCCCGTATGCTGCGGGTGATGTTGATCATCTCGCCCACTTCAAACGCCGCCGTCAGAAACTTCTCCACCGGCGTCTCGTCCACGCTTCTGGGCATGGCCGGGATGGGTGCGTCGTCTTTAATCACTTGTAGGTTGTGCAATCGGTACTTTCCTTTCGGTTGGTAGGGCTCCCGAGCCGGTTGCCTGAACGCTGACTTCGTGCATCCTTCGGCCTCTTTCAGCGGCAGATTGTTCCTCACACACCATTCCTCTGCGTTCGTCAGCGTCTCATCCTGGCACGCACCGGAGTCGCGCCACTGAAGGCACAGTTTAAACAGTTCGGTGTTGCGAGTGCCTTCTACGGCTCCGTTCTTCATGACCTCAACGGCGGCTGGTGGTAGTTGGTGAATCATTTTTTAGCGTCCATGTCCCGCTTCTGATACCCCTTCGCCCGCTTCAACAGTTCCCGGGCAATCGTCAGCGCCAGATCCAGTCGCGTCCCGGCGGCCTTGTGCTGTTCAGCGGCAAGGTTGCGCTTGGCACGTTCCAAGATTTCGACGAGCCATGTGGTGCGTTTTACGCTCACCACTGCCCCATTCCCCACCGCATCCGGTTATTCCGGGCAATGATGACCTGCTGGGCGTACTGAGCAGGCGTATAGGTTCCAATGACGCTGGCGGAGAACATGGAGAGGATCATTTCAAACAACTCCTTGTCGTTCATTTTCAACCCTCGCAATCCTCTTGCCTATCCAAGCCATGCACGGCACGGCCATTGAATTACCAAGACCCTTGTAGCGTGGCCCATCTGGGCATTGATCCGCTGGCTTGTTACGCCAAGGAATTAGCGTGTGATCGTCTGGAAAGCCTTGAAGTCGTTCACATTCTCTTGGCGAGAGCCTGCGTACTGCCATTAAATCTTGCGGTTGCACCAACGGCACATTCCCACCACCAGTTCCATATCGTGATACGCAACTAGGAGCGACATCGTGTGGGCCAGTTACTCGGCTGTCGTTGGGATGATTCTCGTAGAGGACAGCGTGCTTGTCTCCCTTAGTCAAAGTGGGACAAGGATCACCTGGCTTACCCACTCCAAGTCCATTCCCCTTGCCGTCTTGCTTGCCTCCACGCTTACCAGAGAAGCGAGTGGCTTGATCGTGGATTGGTATTGGAAAGTAAAAACTTTCAGCTTGTTGCGTAAGTTGCTTTCCTACTTGTTTACTTAACCCGCAGTCAATCGTTGCACATACGTCTGGTATGCCAGCGTTAATCGCTTCCAGCACCGCATTAACTTGCTGTGTTACTTCGCTTGATTGGGGGCTTCGGCTTGGGTCGTTGCTTGCTGTAAGGCTTGGTGCAACATTGGTGGCAACTCCTTGCCTCGTTTCTCTGCTCGGCGGAGTATCCCGGCGCACGCTTTCGGACTCAAATAAAACCTTTGCGGCAAGGTTCCCTTTTCCAAGATGTGCGACAACGAACACACGTCTGCGTCTTTGGGCCACTCCGAACCATTGAGCGTCCAAGACTCGGTATGCCCACTCATACCCCAACTCCCCCAACGCTCCGAGGAAGGAACCAAAATCTTTTCCTCCGTTAGATGACAGAACACCGGGAACATTTTCCCAGACAAGCCATCGAGGTTTGAGACGTTCAGCGATTGCAAGGTAGGTAAGCATGAGGTTACCGCGCGGGTCCTTGAGCCCTTGTCGCAATCCTGCAACGCTGAAGGATTGGCAAGGGGTGCCTCCAACCAGAAGGTCGATTGTTCCGCTTTGTATTGGCCAGTGCTCATATTTCGTCATATCTCCTAGGTTAGGAACCTCCGGCCAATGATGCTTCAGCACCGCTGACGGGAATGGTTCAATTTCTGAAAACGCTACTGGCTCCCATCCAATCGGCTCCCAAGCCTTGGATGCAGCCTCGATCCCGCTACACACGGAAAGGTATTTCACCTGCTCACCTCCACCGTCGCCACCTTTGGCAACCGCATCGCGTTGAATTGCGCCTCACTCGCTGCGAACACGTCGATCACCGGCAACTTCCCGCCGCTGGCCTTTTTGCTTTTCACCGCTGTGCCGGTATCGACCGCCACCCACTCCCGCTTTCCATTCAGGATCTTAATCTTCGACCACAGCGGAATGATGTCGGGATCGACAGCGCAGTGACGGCCGGCCCGCAGGCGTGTGCCGGTGCTCGATTGGAAGCGGCTCGACCACTCATCCTCACCTGGCCAGTAGCCCGTAATGCGGACTTTCATTTTTTTTACATCGATCCGCTTGGCCTCCGGCCTGCAATCGACCATGAGGTTGGACGCCTGCCCGGACGTGATCCCGAGAATGGCAAGAATGGAAAGAAGGGCTCTCACAGGCCCTCCCGGATCCGTTCAATTAGGACGTTCTCGCGTGTCTCGGCAGCGGCCAACGCAGCCTTCGCCTCGGCCAGCTCACGGGCCAGCGATCGAACTCGGTTAAGGAGTTGTTCGTGCGTCGTTTGGTCGGGGAGGATTTCAATCACAACGCACCTCCCGCGGGTCGTACTTCTTGAGCCAGCGCCAGACCTTGCAGATTGAGGTGAACGCCTCGAATGCTTTGTGCACCTGCTCGGCCGTGTAACGCACCTCGGCCAGTTGTCCGGTCACCGGATCAATTAAAATGTTACGACAGGCCATGCCTTCGTCCGTAAATGCGTACGCGTAGGCGCTGAGCTGTAAAATATCTGTTTCATAGGCCGGAGTTTTTTTGTCTTTTAGTTTTCTCGTTTTAAAATCCACCACTTCAATCACGCCATGAATGTCGGCGATCAGATCCACCCGGCCTGCGTATCCTTCAGCCTCGTTCACCATGACCGATTCGCTTGCGTGTACTTTGGTCACGCAGCATGAATGCCATTCTTTCAGCGACTCAAAATGGGTTTCGTATCCATTCACCAACTCTCCGGGCTCCTCGCCGTTGATCAGGATTTCAGCCAGAGAATGAATGTGCGTCCCGCGGGCGGCGGCCGCCTCCACTTCCTTTCGGCTGTCCAATACGACGCGCTTGGCGAAGTCGGCGTCGGTTTCGCCGGACTCCCGGGGAAGCGACAAAGCGGACAGAATCGCCTGTTCTTCTTTCCAATTCATCAGCCCAGTCTTGCTGGGCCCGGCTG